CATTGCTACATTACCATCTCTTGTAATGCTTAATGTATTGTTAGCCAATGCTCCAATTCCAGCTACATTGTTTTCGGCAGGATTTGCATTAGTAGTACCCACCAATAAGTTGCCACCATCATCAAATCTTCCAACTTCACTTCCGTCAACCTTAAATGCAATAGGTGTACCATTATCTGTGTTATCTGGGTCAGCATCTAAAATTATTGCAGATTGTGCAGTTGTATATATCTGTGCAGTTCCATTTTCGTTAGAATGTTCTAATGTAATCTTTGGTGTAGAACCTTTAATATTCACACCACTTGATAGGTAGAGGTCTTTGAAACGACCTGCTGGTTCACCTAAATCTATTGCTCCATTTATTTTTGCACCAGTAGTAGCATTTACTGAATAAATGCTATTATCACCATCGTGAAATCTTAATCCAGTATCACCAGTACCAATATATAAATCTCCATTTGAAGTACCAATAGTTCCTACAAGAGTGCTATTTTTGTAAAATCCAACAATCTCACCATCAGAAGACAGTCTGTTTAAAGAAAGTGATTCACCACCACTGCGAGTCATAAAGACTTTACCTGCAACACCATTTTGACTTAATTCAACTCCTGCCGTGCCAAATCCTGTACTAGTTTTACTCACTAACAAGTTGCCCGAATTATCCACAATAACAGCTTGATTCCAAGTTATGTCTGCATCTGCTGAACCTGCTGTTGCCACTCTAAATTCAAGTTTACCATCTATCAAAGCTAGTTGTGATGCTTGGTCTGCTATTTGATATTGCCAAGTGGACACTTGACTAGAAGCATCATTGTAAGCATTATCAGAAACAAATGTACGACCTAAACTTCCACTTGCTATACCACATAATGAACCAGTAAGACCAACTTGGGCAACATCCCAAGTATTACTCCAACCAGTATTAGGAACGACCCCAACTCCTAAACTGCCTTGAGCATCAATGGTTAATCTATCTGTTCCTGCTGTTACAAACTTTAATATGTCTGTGCCACCTCTATAGATACCCATATTCGTATCAGAGTTAAATGTTAAAGCAGGTGATGAAACTGTTCCATCATCTAGTTGTAATGTGCCACTTAAAACGAATTTATCATTAGTCTGGTCTAATTCTGCAAACTTTATCCAAGCATCATTATCTTCATTTCTAATATACATGATATTGTTAGTGCTATCATACCACCACATATTAGCAAAAGTTGTGCTTGGTGCTGAGCCTCCAGAGTTGTTACTGGCTAGTGCTTGCAAGGCTGAATTTAAATCGGCTCTAAAACTAGGGAAACTTTGGTTTGCTAACGTAAAATCATTTTGTGACATATTTTAACCTCATGATGCTAGTTCTCCGTATCCTCTTACCACATAATCAAATGTTCTGTCTATTGTGGCATTGGAACTGTTAAAAAATTCTATAGTAAATCCAGTAGCACTTTTACTTGTTATAGCATAATAATCACCACTAGCCAAGTTACTAGCAGAAATACCTACACCAGATATTTCCTTAAATGCAGGACTAAATGTTATTGCTTTCCCGTTTGTGTCTGTTCCGCTTGATATATCTTTTTCAGAATAAACTCTTTCTGGCATATCTACTTGGACTGATAACCCTGTAACTTTAGGAGTTGCTTCAACATCATCACTTAATAAAACAGCCCTAAATTTAAATCCTCTACCAGTATAATCGCCTACATTAAACTTTTGAAATGGTGTGTAATCAGCAGTTGCAGGGTCTCCGTCTGTTTTAGCTATTTGTAGCTGTACATTTACATCACCAAAGGTATCATTAGCTCCATCAAATAAACCCTCTCTAGCATCAAAATTACCCTGTGCATCGTCAAAAAGATTTACATAGTCTTGTCTTTCCATATTAACTGTTGCAGTTATCCTACTGCTATAAACACCTCCTGCATCTATATATGTATTAAAATCATATGTTCCAGTAGATAAAACTGTACCGCCACCTCCATCAAAGTTACCTACTGCATCATCAAAATCACCCGATACACTATCAAACAAGGCTGTCTCTAATATTAAAGCATCATCAACAACAACAACATCTGTTTTTGTGCCTGTAAAACTAGGGTCTTGTGTAGAACTTGCGACAAAGTTTAGGTTTTTAACATTGTTTATAAGAGCTACGTTACTGGTTGCATTAAGAGATTTTAAGCCAATTTTATCAACTGACCTTATAAAATATGTACCAGTTAAGGCAGGAACTGTAACAGTATTCGCAGGTCTTGATACCTTATCAATTAAGGTTATAGCATTAGAAAATATAGCTCCACTAGTTAATGGGCTATGTCTAATAATGTAATGTGACAAATCCAAATCTGGTACTGGTGTCCAACTTAAATGAGCTTCAGTATCTACAATATTGACTTGAAAGTTTGTTACGTCGGCAGGTGGTGCAGTTTTACCTACTACTTGATGTTGTGCAGATACAAATACAGACCTACTAATAGATGAAACTGACCTAGCCCTAACATCATAAACAGCATTATCTTCTACGTTAGCAAGCTCAAACTTAGAACTAGCACCCCTACCCAAGTTAATATAGGCAGTATCTGTGCTTTTCTTAGCTTGCACTTCAAAATCTACTATAAATTCATCTGTAGCCTCTACATCAACTAATAAAACACTAATAGCTTCCTCATTTAAGGCTCTTAACTCATCTGACACTTCTATAACTGGTGCTTGAACTATAAATGGGTTTGGTAATGTAGTATCAGCTATTGTTGGTATTGGGTTCTTTTCATTAAATGTATAAAAATTATCTTGGTGTTCGAACAACTGGACATTTACTGTTAAATCTTCATTAATTGTTAAACCCAGAACTCTAAATGGCTTTGCATCAAATCCCCCAGTAGGATAAGTAATAGCCACAATATCCCCTATTTCTAATTCTAAAAATTCTGAGGTTAATGTTAACTGTATCTGTAATTGGTTTCGTGAACGCCTTAATATAATCTCACATAAGGCTTCAGCGTTATATGTGTTGGTTACGTTAGGAAACTGGAAATTACCCTCTAATAATGTGCTGTTGTCTTCTGCAAGCATTGTAGCGTGTTGAAAATCTGTTTCTACGTTACTATCATCAGCGGGAGGGAAACTTACTGTATCATTTTGAAAATTTTTAAAAGGATTTACATAAGTTCCTATAACCCTGTTATATTTTTTATTTTTTCTTTCACCTAATACTTTTGCACCACCTACAACGTGGTCGGCTGTTATTGTTTTGATAGATGAACCAGTACCTTCTATTTTTACTTTATAAACCCCATTATTGTAGGTAAATAAAGCAGACATAGGATTTAATAGTTTTTTTACGTTTTCTAATACTTTTTGGTCTGTATCTAATACAGCATTTGTTTCAAACTTAATAATTGCAGGTACTTCGTCTGTTGCATATTCACCATTTGAAAAAATAGTTGATAAGTCTGTAGAATAAACACCACCACTTACACGCCATCTAAAAGTTAAACTTCCTCCGCTTGGTGCATTACCATAATAAATAACTATAGGATATATACCACCACTAGTTAAAGCCTTACTTCCAGACCTTGTAGTATTAGCGTGTAAACCACCATTATTTACAATAAGTTTAGCAGTTCTATCAGCTTCTATTTCTTTTATTAAATTATCTACAGTTTGACCATCATCACCAATATAAACGTGACTAGCATCATCTGAACTTGTTTGAAATTCAAAAGTTTCTGAAGATGGTGCATTTATATAACCAAAGTATCTATCTGAGCTATACTGACCAGTACCAACGCCATTTATTGATGTAATTTTATCTGTGCTACTAAATGACCTATTTAAAAAGAAAGTTGTTTTATCATTATAATAGCCATTGAAGTCTTGTTTAGTTATTCCTGCAACTGGTGTTACCACCTCTGTTCTTGGAACTATTAAAGTATCAGCTTCATTTGCTGAGGTTTGAAAAGATGCAAAGTTAGCCTCAAAAGCATCATCTGGTAAGCCCTTGCCATATCTTGTATTTCTTAAATAATCCAATAAAACTAAAGCAGAATTTTGTGAATATTTGGTTGTGGTATCTCTTGGGTCGTAAACCTTTTTGCCTTTTAAAACCACTTTAATATCTGGAATAGAACTAAATATATCTTGATTCCATTTTAATCTCATAGCTAAATAACAAACACCTCTTAGCCTATGATTTGTAGTCCAATTAATTGAGGGTGTTAGGACTGAAGATGCTACTTGGTCATCTGTTCCATAAAATGCTTGTATTTGTACATAAGAAGTACTTCCTTTATAAAAGTTTAAATCTCCATAACTTACTTCTCTAACAACACCATCATCTAACTCACCATCAAAAATAACTTTTTTATCATCTAAATATATTTCTTCTATTTCTTGAATTTCTCCTTCACAGACAACACCTGCAATATATAAATACTCGTTATCTGAACCAGAAGATTCAACAAAAACACGAGTGATACCTACTTTTCTTCTTCCATAAACTACTGGTATTTGAGCATTATTAGACTGTTTGTTGATTAATACCCCACGAACTTGCTCAGAAGCTCCAAACTCTGGCACATCTGGAATAGGTAACAGCCAACCAATAAAGTCATTTACGACATTGACAACAGCATCTACGACACTACCCATTAATGAAAATCCCTTTTAAACTTTTGACCAACTCTATAAACACCATTATCAACTCTAACCCAGTTAATAGAATTATTTATTTTTAGCTCTTTTTTAAAATAATTATATACCCATCTCATCATAGCAAAAGTATTATGAATTGATAAGATATCTATTAACCATAAATTATTACCAGAGTTCCATTCAGTATGTTTAATTTTACCTGTTAATCTAAATCTTTCTTGGACTAAATTATGCAGATAAGCCCAGTTTACAAACCCTACAATGCTATATTCATCATAAAACATTCTATATTGGTTAAGTTCTATTGAGGGCTGTAAATAACGCTCTAACTGCCTTGTAGATTGGTTTTGATATTTCTCAAATTGTTTAAATAATCCTACAATATCCGCAATCATGACCTACCCCACTTAATGTCTTGAACAGTTTGTGAGGCAAATTCAAAGCCTAAGTCATCTGAAAAGTGTAATTGTTGTGAGCCAGTATTGGTTTTTCTGCCCTCTACTTTACTAAAGTCAGCCCAATGTGATGCAATAGAAACATTAACCCTAGAATTATCAAGGCTTTCATTAATACTAAATGACTCTATCCTACCCTTAAATAATAAAAATGGGTCTGCAATAAGAGCTTCATTACCATCTATAAAACCCTTATATATTTCAGCATCTTTTTCTAAATATGGATTGCTAAGAAATAATGAAGTTATAGTTTGGTCTGCACCTGTAAAAGTAACTGTTATATTACTTACTTGTATCTCTGAGGATTCTGTAACACTTGAAAGCTTGGTAAACAATGATGAGGCTGTATAAGTGTTAGAATCATAGGTAATGTCTTTATAATGGTCTGTAACTCTTAAACCTGTTCCTACATTGATATAAATTAAATTAATAGGCTGTAGGCTATCAGTTGCTATTTCATTTTTGACTGCGGTTGTAAGATTTCTAGCCATTTATAAACTCTCTATTAAATCCACCTCATAATTATAAAGGTCGTTAGTTATAATAGAATATTCTTGAACGTCACTTGCAAGCCTTACAAAAAATGGCACATTGTCATATGTTAAAGTAATATCATCAGCAACGTCTTCCCTCAAAGGTGGTTCAAAAGTTAATGTGCCACTTCCTGTGCCATCAGCATCCAAATCCTCTACTGCCATATATACTTTTTCATGACTAGCAAATTTAAAGTAATCTCCTGCCTTTAATATATCATTAGTGCTTGTAGCCATGCCATCTATAGTGCAAGTTGTAGCTCCTGCACTTATAGCACCATCAACACTTATCGTTCCTGTAGCAACGCCCTGTGCATTGGAAACAACTGGTGGTATAATTGTGAATGTGTTTAATCTTGCCCTCTGTTTCATCAAAAATGCTTTGATAGGTGCAAAGTCTGTTCTTCTCATAGGTGGATAAGATAATTTTAAAGTAAATTTTTGACCATCAATCTGTCTAGTTTGAACCCTACCAGAAGTTGTAGTTGTTACTATAGTTTTCTGCTCTGAACCTACATCTGCATTACTTGCTTGTGGGCTTGTTGGGAATTGACCAGCCATTATACAAGTACCTCTTTACCTTTTTCATTTAATGCTTGGTTTATAACATTTACGATAGTAGCCCTACTATTAACTAATAATTCACTAAACCCAGTAGCATCTACTGTTGTTATATGGAAATTTACATTTACTTGTTTACCCATATTCCCTAGTTGACCATTAGGAACAACATTTGAAGCCCTATCTGGAACAACTAATTCTGGTCCTGCTTCACCAACTAAATAAGGTTGGTCTTGGTTCATTCTACCACCAAGTCTTCTACCTTGATACTTTTGTGAGGCAATAGTAGCGATTTGAACAGCACCCAATGCACCTATTAAGATAGCCATAGGTATATTACCTGTTGCTAGTGCTTTAGTAACACCTTGGGCTGTATTAATCATAGCTTCCGCCATACCTAGAGCTTTATTTAATTTAAATGCTTTTTTATTGTTTTGTGCCATAGATGATAAGATAGCTTTACCACCTGCAATAATCGTATCTTTCTTTTGTTGTTCAGTTAAATTGGTCATTTTTAAATCTTGGAATTGACCAGACTTCATTATTGCAGTTTGTTCATTAATAAATGACTGCCTTATATTTCTTTCGTCTCTAGCTGTTTTATCAGCTATCTGTAATCTTTTTGTGGCTGTATCTTGTGCTATTACTAACTCCATATCAGCTATGGCTTGTAGTGCATCAATATCTCCAGTTTTGCTCATACCTTTAGCCATGCCAAATTCAGTTTCCATACCTGTCATAGATTGGGTAGCCTTTTGCTCTCTGGTACTCAAAAAGCCACCAACATCTAAACCACCCATTTCTTTTAGTTGTTTTTGTTTTTCTCCTACTTTGTCTAAACTTTTTAAATAATTTTCGACTTTTTCAGTCATTGTACCAGTTCTTTTAATGGTATCGTCAAATAAACTATTTACAGGAACAAAGTTATTTAAAGCAGTTATGCCAGTTTCTCTTAACTTTTCCTCAACTTCACTTAGAGGGGTTTTCAATGTTTCTGCTGTTACTCTTAATTCGTAAATAGATAATTTTGCATCTTCTATGCTTTTTTTACTTCTTCCCAACGTAAAACTATTTAATTTTTCTTGCACAGTTGCCATAGCATCTATTGTGTGACCTATAACACTTCTTATTTCATCTAAAACACCACCAATAAGAAAAACAAGAGCTTTACCTTTAGTTCCTAACATTAGGAAACCTATAACACCTAAAGTATCAAGTGGTGCAGGTAAGCCCCTTACATAATTAACTAAATTTTCAACAGATTTTCCAAGAAAACTAAAAACTGGTTGAAAAGTATCTATTACTTTTGCTCCCATAAGTAAAAAATTTTTAAAACCTTCTACAAGAGCTTTCCCCATTTTTTCAGCAAACTTTTCTATACTACCAAAATTTTTATTTAATTCTTGCTCAATAAGCATTGCATTAGATTTAATAAACTCAAATGGTGCTGAATCCATCATAGCCATTTTAAAACCTAAGAACTTATCACCTATCATAGACATGACACCATCAAAAGTTTGTGCCATATCTTTACTTGCACCAACTACTGATAGAGTTCCGTCTTCAAAAGCTGTTAATATATGCTTTCTTGATTCTTCAGCACTTATTTGAACCCCTGCCTCAAAGCCCAATAATGCCTTTACACCCCTTTCTCTAAAAAGGTCTGCTGAGTTTATTCCACTTGAAAATGTTCTTTGGATTTGTTCGGCTGTAGTTGCAAAGTCTAAACCAGAAGCACTAGCAATATCACCAGTAATTTTAAGTAAATTATTTAATTCTTCTGCATTTTTGGAAACAACAGCTAGGTTTGCTGAACCTCTTTGTATTTCTGCTAAACTAAATGGAACTTGACCTGCAAATTTAACAAGCCCTTTAAAGGCTTTTTCACCCTCTTGGGCATCTGCAAATAAAAATTTAAATCTAACTCTTAGGTTTTCTACTTCTCTAGCTGTATCAAGGAAACTTTTTGCAACTAATCCTGCACCTAAACCTATAAAAGCATTTCTTAAATTGAAAACAGCACTTTTTAACTTATCAACCCCCATTGTGGCTGACCTCATAGCTTGCCTAGTCTTGTCTTTGGCTAGTATGTCTATGTTTACTTGTTTTGTTGCCACTATCTTCTAGCCCTTGCTAATCGTTCTTGTCTTTCTCTTTCGTCACTTTGTAAAGCAAAATACGCTATCCACATATTAAACT